CACAACCTTATCATGATTGTGTTCTTCTAAAAATTTTCTCAAGATGTTTATAAAATGGTAGATTCCACCTAAGTGGTCTCCACCATTATACAACTCCTTTACTCCATGAAATCCTATCTTGAACAGATTGTCTCCGTCCACTAATAACGTTTTAATCACAATTCGTGATTTAAGTGTGAAATAATAAACTAGTCTTCTTTTTCTTCTTTCAGAGTAAAATCACCATCAGTTCCGATAATATCTTTCCAATAGTCAGCATACTCTTTTTTGTATTTCTCCAACGAAACTTTTTCTTCAGATGCCTCTTTACCTCCAATGAATCCATGTGGAGTAACAATAATTTTTCCGTCATCATAACCCAATCCGTTGATGTGGTTTTTCATTACAGAAACTTTTGTCCTTGACGCAAACTTAATCGTCCTTTTGTCTTTGGTCGCGGTAATCTTAGTTGTCCCCGCTCCCTTTTGGTTTCCAAATAGAAATACCAAAGATGAGTTCAACCAAATCGCCTCACCACCCTTAGCTTTAATTTTAGGTTGACCAAAAGGATTATCAGGAAGTTCAACCCAAGGTTGATTAACAATAACCAAAGTATTCTCATACTTAGAATCTGCTTTACGAGACCCTGAAATACGTTGGTTGATTCCCATACCAATTTTATCAGCCAAGGTAGACGCATTGTGTTGCTTCCCACCCTTTCCTTCATAAGTCATCTTACAAGGAACTGAGCCAACAGAATCCCAAAGGAATAATAAACTATAATCCAACTCACCCTTTTCTTGAGCATCTAACAAACTATTAATGTAGTCAGTTATTTGTTCAATATACTCAAAGTTATTATTGAATATATAAAATCCATCCCAATCCAATTCACCCGTTTCTTCATCAACAACTTCTTCACATTGGAACCCCATCAATTTAGCGTGTTCGAAACTCCATTTCTGTTCAGTAATAATAAACACAGGAAGAATACCTTTCTTCTGAGCGTCAACCGCAGCCTTTACCAAAGCAGTAGTCTTACCAGTATCGGAGTGACCCAAGAACATGTTAAGATGTCCAATAGCTGGACCAGGAAGTCCAACGGCATCCAAGAAATCAGTACCTAAGTCAAAAAATCTTTGAGGTTTATATTTTGCCGAAGTTGAGAATTTTTTCTTCAAACTTTCGAAGTCGTTCTTCTTAATTGCCATAAGGAATGTGAGTAAAACTCGGACACTAAAATAGTATCCGAGTTGAGTTATTTAATTAGAATGGTAAATCTGATGATGGTTCGTCGTCCATCTGTGGATCTACATATGAGGATTTTTTGGAACCTCCACCGAATGATTCGGTTTCAACTGAACTATCTCCGTAAACGTAACCTCCTTTTTCAGAATCCCATTTTGGAGTTTCTCCTCTAGCAATTGCTTCAAGATAATCAACAGGTTTTTTGGAATAAACATCCAACCAAGTCAATTCATCTTCCATCCAAGCCTTTGCCTGTTGTTTATCTTCATGTACAGGATTTGGGTCATCATACATAATAGTTGAAACCGTTGTGTATTCTTTACCCTTTGGAGTTTTTGCTTTAGCAAGTTCAATGACTAAGTCACGTCCTTTTTCAGGGTCAGTAATGTCCCCTTTGTTTCTCCAAATAGGAATGATTTTGTCAAGGATACCATCATTCTTGAAGTTGTGTTTAAATCTCCAAAACTTTGGACCGTCTTCCTCGTGGTCTCTGTCAATTACTTTCACAATATAGAATTTTCGTGAACGATATTGAGCCGCCAATAATTTGTCAGACTCTTTACCTGTAGACATCAATTCTTCGTAAACCTCATTCAAAGGTGAACGTTCGTTGTCATTTTTTCCTGGATCGTAGAATTTCTGCCACTGTCCACCCACTTGAATTTCATGATACCATGCTTCTTTGAATGGTGATGAACCATCTGGTGTAGGGAGAATTCTAACTCTTCTCTGTCCTGATTTCTCTTTATCTCCTAAGATTAAAGCGAAATACTTTTTCATTCTTTCGTCTTGCGACATTTTCGATTGGGCCCCGCCCCCTTGTTGATTTTTTTCGTACTGTGCCAATACGGCGTCTAATGAACTCATAGTTTTTTATAGATTAAATTAATAAATTGTTTATACAAATATAAGTAAAACTGTGACTATGTCAAATAAAAAAAGGTACCATGAGGTACCTTTTATGTAGTTTGTCCGATATTACCTGAACGATGTCTTATAGACTTCATTATCTAATCCTCCACCAGGTTGGAAGGAATTTTTAATGTCATTTACATTAATATCAGTAACTTCGTCTGCCGTTAAAACATAATCATTTTTTCCCGTCTTTTCCATTTCTTCTGACTTATCATCGAAAAATTGTGAAAGTTTTTGACTGAATGGATAAGAGTCATATGTTCTTAACTCTAACTTTTCTTGTGGAGTTTTTTCTCTATATTTTTCAATCTTATTTTCAAGAGAGTTAAGTTTGTTCATAATGTTATCCATCTCACCTAACTTAGATTGTAAATCATTAAGTTGGTTGAATAAGTTGTTAAAATATTCTTCTTGTTTGGTTTCAATATTTTTTTGTGAATCAACTAATTCAGTGATGTCTAATTCTTCAGAACCTGATTCTTCTCCACCTTCTTGTGATTCACCTTCATCATCAATTTTCTCAACGTCAGGATCTGATTCAACATCAATAGGTTGTGGTTCAGTTGTTGGTGCTGGTGGAGGTGTTGCCTCTGCAGGTGCGGGTGCAGGTGCTGGTTCCGCCCCTGGTGCTGGTGCCAATGCCCCTAATACATCCTCTTCAGGTGCTGCTCCTACTTGTTCTAAAATATACTGATTGATTTTTCTATGTCTTTCAATCTCCTTGATAATTTTTTTATCTAAACTCATTGGTTAACCATTTAATAATGTTTTTATTCCGTTAGCGGTTTCTACTCTAACCTTTCTGTTGGCTGTAGTTTGATGACCTGCTCTTTCGATAAGACCGTCTCTTTCTCTCACTGTGTAACAATCACCTGTATCCAAGTCACAAACTTGTTTAGTTCCGTCTCCGTTGTCTTCCTGTGAAAATCTTACAGATTTACCAAGATAATTGTCTAATGCTGATTTAATGTTCATAAGAATCTTTTTATATAAATATGTTGTTATGTTATAAAGTGAATGGATTACTTGTTGCAGTAAATGTACCAGAGTTACCAGCATTTTCATAAATGACCGATAAAACAAATCGACCACTAGAATTAACATCTATCACGTTTGTATATTTGGTGTCTGGGTTATTTGTTATAGTTATGTTCAATGGAATAGTTTGTTTTGAACCCTCGGCAACGAAAACTTTAGATATTTTACAAAGTGGACAATTAAATCTATAAGTGATAAATCCTCCATCAGGTCTTCTAATATTATAATACAATGGTCCTTGGAAACTTGGTAATGTAACATCAGTACTTCTCTGAATGAACGATAATGACCCTTGAGGTTGAACCCCTGTTTCGGAAGATGGAACTATCATTCGGAACCTAACTGATTTAGTATCATCTTTTGGATTCTTTTCTCTATTTTCAGGTCTAGCACGTAAATAAATTGATGTACTAATTTCCAATCTCTTTCCTTTTTCCATCTCAAGTACCTCACTAAACTCCGCATCAATAAACTGTTGTCTAGTAATTGAGAAAGTTTGTCCATCGGGAGATACAAAACCTAAAAGTTTAGACGATTCTGACGTTTCAATTGAAGTTCGAGTAACCGTATTATTAGGTCCCACTTCAATGAGGTCGATAATATAACTGTATTCTACTTGAGGCTCTATTTTCCATACCCCACCTACATAATCATTTTGATCCACTTTAACTGTTAAAATTTCAGTACCAAGTTCATTATCAATTTTTTCAGAAATAAACATAGGTGGATTTAACATAGTTTCTTGAAGATTGGCACTACCACTTACATTCTCTTGTTCAGAAACTGGAATAACTTCTGTAGTCTTAGTATTCTCGTAACCTCCAGGTGATGATGTTGTGGTATTCTGTAGTGCCGGATTAAATGTAAAATCTACTAAACTTTCAAAATTACCATATTCAGTTGTAACTGTTATACTTCCTGTTGCAACATTTTGTCCTTCAGGGATTTGAATTTCAGGTAGAATAAATCTTAATGTTTCAGAATTGAACACTGTGATATCCTTCAACTCAACATCTTTATTAATTACTGTGATTGATTTCAAAGACTCAAAATTTCTACCATTCACTTGAACAATCGTACCCGTAAATCCTGCAGATGGTGAGAATGTAGATAAAACTGGTGGTGGACAAGTTTGACCAACATTTGGTGGTATAGGTGATGGAGTTGGTGTCACTCCAGGTGTACTAGCTTCATTCTCAACCTTTTTATCTACAGAGTTGAATTTAATTACAGTATCTTTACTAATCAAACCAGCATCTGTCGCTGACGATAATGCCTTTGCAAATGTCTTTCTGACTTTATTGAACTCTGTTTTATTCGTGTCATAATACTGTTCGGAAACGTTACTCTTAGGCCAATAACAAACATAATATTTTGCAAGTCCGAGTTGAACAATTCTATCAATGTTTTGTTGTAATCGTCCTGCCATGAATGTTATATACTTATCTAATGACTCAAAATGTGCAATTGGTTCTGATGAGGTTGTCGATGGATTAGTTCGTATATTAACACAACTATAATTTCTTTCTATCAATGAAACTTGCCCACCCCAATTTTGATTTAAAGATAATGTTCCTAAATTATTATTCCATCCATTAAAAGACCCTACATTCGTATTAGAATTTGACTGATAAGTTCTAATGTAGGATATAGTATATATCGCAGTTTGTAAATCTACCTGATTAGGGTAAAGTCGTTTCAAAGCATTTGCAAAATCAGTAGGAGTAACTTTTGTTACCTGGCCAGCGACCGAAACATATCCAGGATTTGCATTCAAATAAACAGGGTCAGTAATTTTTAAAGTACATGAATTCGTTGTATCTAAAGTGTTATCCGCTTCTTGAACAACTTCAGTCGATTTAATATTATCACTTGTAGCCGGTAATTTTACTTGGTCTTTTTTAATTTGTAATACCTCTTCTAATTTTGTTATCAGATTTTGATTAATACTTTGTAATAAATTATCTATTTGTGGTAAATCAAAATAACCTTGTCTAGTACCATCAAAAGTAGTTTGAAAATTTCCAGGTTGTATTGTGTGATTCACACTAGTAATCATGTATGAACCATCAAACATTGGTACGTGTCTCAAATTAAAATACATCATAGGTTGTAGTAATGCGTTTCCTAAACATGTTATTGTTGACCTATAAGACCTATACTTATATAAGTCGTATAAACCAACATTTTGTGTTGACACAGGACGACCATTGACTTGATTTGACATATCAAGTACGGCGTTTATTGATTCAGACGTAGCCTTTCCATTATCTTGTGAAACTGACATTGAATAAAAAATATTTTGATTTCTTATTCCAACGTCAACATTGAATCCTACACATCTATTTGAAAACGCCCAATCCTTTTTACCTTGTTGATTTTCAATTAATGGATTAGGTTGTCTACTCATATCAAATCCATCACTCTTAAATTTGAAACTATTTTTTTGAACATTCGGATATTGTGATGGTTTTCCAACGTAAAAACAAACCAATTTTGGAGCCGCGTTTGTGTAATCAACATTCAAAAAAGTCCCCCATAAATTATTAGCAAATTCAGAAGAAGGTTGTGTTCTAGGTGATGAGACTCCATCTACCTCTTGAATACCATAAAAGTTGACATAAGCCGGAAGTGGCATTACAGTAAAGTTATTGTTCCTCAAAATTGTGGTGATGAAGGTATAAACACTCATTGTTTGATTCAACGAATTTTCATTAAACATATCTTGGAGACTGAATATATCCAATATGATTGTTTCTCCTATGTTTCGTGATGCCCTATCTAAAAATAAAAAGTCTTCAAACAAAGTTTTTGTGCTGTAGTCTCCACCCGCAATCCATTTATCATTCAGTGCTTTGAATACTTCATACATTTCCACTTTACCTTGTTCTCCTGAAATTACGCTATTAATTACCCTTTCAGGTAATTGTACTTGATCGGGTAAATCTTTCCTCAATCGGCTTAAAACTCCATTCAAAAAGTTATCTTGAATTACAGATTCTCTTTGTAGATATTGACTTAGTTGATTTTGAAATTGGGCTGCACTCAAATTTGGGTTTACTAACTTTTGAGTAGCATACATTTTAATAATTGGAGCCAACAATGTAATATTCCGACTTGAAAACTCAATATTATTATCAATAAAGAAATCTGTAATATATGACCCTAAAGAACTATATCTAACATTCGGAATTGTTGAAAACCCTACCTCAGTTTCTAATG